CTGCGCCTGTTTTTCCAAAAATTCGACCAGCGTAATCGGAAGCATTTGTTCCATTCGAAGTCGTTTCAGTGGATCCGTCCTCAATATTGTGTGTAGTGCCTGTTGTAGTTTCTACCCGTGTAGAATTATCATTAGCCGTCCCGGTGTCATGGTGCGTGTTAGTGTTTGCTTCCGCGCTCTGTTCGGTTGCGGTGTTTCCTGTTGTGGCAGAAGCGCTTTCGGAAGTACCACTATTGTAAATAGTGCGCGTTTCATCCTGTTTATGATCGCCGTTATAATTATCTACAACCATAGTCACATCGGATAGATAATTAGAATTATCGCCAACAGCGGTTACCCCGTCAACAGCCCCTAACGGCGTGTCACTATGTTTTGTTAGCGTATTTCTATTACTAATCGGCTCAAATTCTACAACGTCCCGCCCGGTATGGTCTGTTCCTTTCTGCGACACATTATCGGTATTAGCCACGCTATCGGCGGTGCGTGTCCGGCTCTCTAAAAAATCGCCCTCTTTTTCTTCGATGTGTTCTGCCGTGTCGGTTGCCGTACTAACAGTTAAGGAATCGCCGGTGGCTTCTCCGTGAGACGTTCCGGCGGTAACATTTGTCTCTGTGCCTACTGTCTCGCGTTCGTCTGTGTAATCAGTATTAATAAACGGATCAAATTTTAACAACTCTGACTTATACAGTTGATTGTAATACGGCATGATTTCACGCATTTTAGTTCGAAGTTTTAACTTCCATAGCCCGACAGTTTCAAGCCCGATCTCTTGCGTGTAATAATGCTGAAGTATTTTATTTTCAAGTTCCGCGCGATAATTTTCGTCGAAAATCGGGTAGTAAAAATCAAAAATTTTCGGACGTGCCAAATTAATAACGGAATCAACATCAGACGAGGGGGCGGAAGAATCTTTACCGGCGTAGGCTTCACAGATAAACCGCAACTGTGTGGTGTAATTACTCATAGCGTAGCCCCCTTTTAGTTATTCTGCTGTTCTTCTTTTCGCGTAACTGTATCGCTTACTGTATAATCATACGTAATGCTTACTCCCTCGAATTGTGAAAGAATGGAAGCAATTGCGCGCCCGAAGTTTTCACAGATTAATTTAATGAATGTCGAATAATTATTCATTTTCCTGTTCCCCCTTTTCTGTGGTGTCCTCAACGTCTGCGGTAGCACTATCTTCGTCGCTTTCGCCGTCACGGAATTTAACCGAAACATTTAAGCCAAACTTTTTATTTAATTCGTCACAGGCTTTTTGACGCATAGCCATATACGCGTATCGGTTTGAGATTGTACCGCCTAACGATTTCGTTACTTCATCCGAGACAAGACGCTCGCGCTTTTCTACGCTTACGTTGGCAACACCTAACATCGTTAGTGCTTCATTAAATATATTTGTTTTTAAGTTATACAATTTGTCTGAAACATACGGGGCGTCTGTCTTTAACACGCTTAACGAATCAGGGTTAAGACCTTTTTTACCAAAGATAACAGGGCGGTTACCCTCATACTGTGTGTAAATATTTTCCATAGACAGACGTTCGTTTTCATCACATAAAACTAACACCGGCGTTTTCTGTGCGCCCACGTTTACGTCAATTGTCCGGTCGATCTCATACAGACGCATGGCGTAATTTGTGACAACCGGGAACGTTGGCTTCATTTTGTAGTTATTGAAAACCATTACGGAATTATCTCTACTACACGTTATCCGATATTCATTATCGCCATATCCAATTCTTTTTACCGGGATCCCATAACAATCAAATTTATCACTTAATACGACTTTTAAGGATAATAGAGAATCCATTATTTCATCATAGGCAAATATCGCCTTACCATTAAAAAAGAGTGCTTTTTCTAAATATCGTTCGTCGCACGTGTCAGGCAAATTTTCCCACGAAAATCGAGAAAGTGCTATTTCTGTGAGCATATCTTCATAATCTGTGAAGTCCCACGTATTGCGAAGCGCTGAACGTATAAACGCTTCATTTTGTTTATTTCTTCTTCGTGCCATTTATTTGTACCCCCTAATGTTTCACGTGAAACATTTTTATCAAGGAGCGGTTGGGGTGGTGTAATTTCCAACCGATCCACTCCAAAAGGTTATCCCGTTATTAAACGCGTCACATAACGTTTTAATAACTGAAGCGGGTGCGCCCCCTGTAATACTAATTTCTGCTGTCTCCACGTAGTGCTGATTAAATCTCGGGTTAGTAAATTGTACTGTGCCAATGCGATTAATAGCATAGCCATATCTTGAAAAAAACATATCAATCCTATAAGCGTCCCACTTATTCACGCATTGATGATAGGTGTAAAAATTGACAGCGCCACCCGCCATTAGCGCCGTGCTTCCGCCCGTACTTCCATACGATTTAGCGCTCGTCATAGAAGCGTTACCGGCGTCTATGGCAAAATGTCCCATGTTTTCCCCGAGAGAACGCCAATTTAACGGGTTAAGCAAGGATCCCACAGTATTTACAATTTGATGCTGTCCTGTGGTGGAAAACCATGATAAATAGCCGTTACCCGTCCACGCGCAATGCGGAAAATCAGTAATACTAATGGCTTCGGCGTAATTAGTATCGTTGCTTCCTGAAAAGCCCCGTCCATAAGCAACAGGCGCGCATAACAGTTCAGGGTTAGGCGCTATTCCGAGTATTAACTTAAACTGTAACGTGTCCCCGGAAAAGTATTCATATTTGAGTGTTCTATTTCCGCCGTGCGTATTTGAAAGTAATAAAGAGCAATAAGGATAACTCCATAATTTATTATTTAGCGGTGTATACCCGTCAATAGAATCAGGCTTTACGCTTGCTTCCGTCTTAATATTCGGCTGAACAACCCCGAGAGTGCCACCCGCTTGAATGAAGCCCGCCGGCATAGCAACAATACCTACAATTTTCTCGGCAAGTCGGCTATCCATGTTTTCTATATCGGCTTCCATAGCGGTGTAGGAAGTGTAAGCGCGGGCTTGTAAGCCCTGTAACACTCCGCCCGCCATACCTGACATTTTAACCGGGAAAGCCTCGTCTGCGCTCAATGTAGGCGGGTTAGCAACGTCAAAAGGCGCATAAACAACCCACGTGAAGTCTGTATTTACAAGTAAACTTGATAATTTTTCCAACTTGTAATCAGAAAAAGAAACCGGCTCCGGCTCTAAATAAGCATATTTAGTATCTGTTTGAACGTGTGTGCGTCTAATCAAGGCTTTACCTACATGACAACCGCCTTGAAAAAGGTAGGTTTGAAAAACGTCTATGGTATAATCAATCTCAAATACTTCGTTAGAAACGTAACGCACATCGTCAACAAACGCATAATTATAGGCGTGTGCTTCCGGCAATGGCGAATCAATGGCGGTATTTTTCCAACATAAATACGAACAACCTAAATAATTCTCCTGATGTCCTTTTATTTTAATAGTGCCTGAAAGCGCATTTTTAATATAATTCTGCGCTGTTTTTGAGGGGCGGTTAGCGCCAATAAGCCGGGAAGAATCTGTAATATAATTAAATTGGTCTGTGGCGTTAGAAAAATATTTAGTATGTTTATAATCTTTTCCCCACTCGATCTGATTGATTAAGTAGATCTCCCCTACGGGCGCAATAAAAGCCATTTTAATAACCCCCTATAAATAGCGCCCGCACTACCCACAGTAGAACGGGCGCTTTAGTTATTGATTATTCAACAGTAATTGAAGCGGTATCGGTTACGCTTGTATCAAATACAGACGTAACAGTAATGGTAGCGGATCCGGCGCCAATTGCCGTAACCACACCTTTAGCGTCAACTGTCGCTACGTCCTCGTCCGAAGAAGCATACGTAACAGTCTGCGGTGCGAAGCCGGTCGTTGTTACTGTCGTGGAAAGCGTCAACGTGGATCCGACACTCATAGTGGCGGTAGCCGGCGTAACGTCAACACCTGTAACAGTAGGCTCGGTAGGAACAAAAAGCGCTCTCTGTGAAAATGGCGATACGCTAAACGTCATCCACTCATGCAACCAATAATTCCAATACATACCCTCGCCGTTATAGGCTTCTGTCATTTCATGCAGATTTTGGTAAATCTGAAAGAATCTCTCGTCGATCATCAGAGCCGGGATCGTGTTCAACGCGGTTTTCTCTGCGTCTGTAATCGGTATATAACCGGCGTCGGTGTTTCCGTCTGCGTCTGTGAAAAGATCGTGAAGGAAATCGTTGTCGATCTCTCCGAAGCCGTCAACCAACATTCTATGCCCGAAGAATTCTGTCTTATCCATATTGAAAGCGGTAGCAAGAATCTCAACATCCATTTTAGCGTCAAATTTGTTAGTCAAGATCAAATACTGTTCCTCTTTCGGCGTATGGTTATGGACGCCCGCGATATTATTTTTGTTATTCAAAATCGTCCAATTGTTTGAATTCTCACGAACAACAGCAACAATATCCTGCATATTAGCGGTTGTAACAGCCGGGATCTCTACAGCGTTACCCTGTCCGTTAAGAAGTGTACGCGCGATCAAATACTTCATCGTCTGATATACCGCGTAATTAAGAGAAGTCGTCATACTCTCAATAATTTTAGCGATCAAGTCGGTTACGCCGTCCCATGACAAAAAGGCGCGCTTCAGGTCTTTCTCCTGAATGGTAACCTTGAAAAACTCTTGCCAATTCATGCAATGAAAGGCACTACGGACGTCCGGGATCACACGCTTAAAGATGTTCTTCTCCGCAATCTCTACGTCATACGCAAAAGGTTTAGCAAGGTCAACATAGATCTCCTCTACTGTCGTGCCATACTCAACAAGCCCCTTATTGAATACAGCCCACGGATTTTCCCAAATGCGTGACGTAATAGCCACAAACCCGATCCTGTTTACCAATGCTGAAAGAAATTCATTACGGATAATAGCGTCACTCATAATGACGTTGCCGATCATTTTAAGGTTTTCGCCGTCTCCGCTAATAGCCTTTGGTACCTGTTCCTTGTAATACGTTGTAGCGCTCTGTCGAAGATAATTCATGATTGTAGCGCTATCTGCTTTAAGTACACCCATTATAATAGTCCTCCTTTTTATACTATATCGTCAATAGTGATCGTATCTTCTGCTTCGTCAATAATGTCCGTGTCCTCGGTTGCGCTTGTCTGCTCAACCTCGATGACGTCGGAAGTGTCTGGATCCGGCGCGATATTTGAAAATCTATCCATATAGCGTTTTCTCCACGAAGCATCCAATTCGTAATATTTTGCCTTCCAATCTTCCGTATCATCCGTAAGCGAATCGCTAATATCCTCAAGCAAGGAAATAGATTCATCGTCGTTACGTTCTCCGATGTACTCGGAAAGCCTTTTAATCGCTTCACTTTTTTTCAATCTCGGCATACTATAAACCCCCTTTTTTAGATTAATTTTAATAACCGATTTTGTAGTTTGCGCCACTCTTTTTCGTTTTCCACATAAGGCAGAGGACAAGCCTTTTTAACAATGTCGTAATGTCTTACTATATGTTTAACGTTGGGGCAATGTCTGCCAACCCACGCTACGACCTTATCCAATGTTTCTAACTGTTCTTTACTCGGTAGCCGGTTAGCAATACCGCACAACTCAATAGAAACAGTATTCGCATTATTCAGCGTAGAATAATAAGAGCCACGCTGATAACACCCGTTAGGATTGCCTACGCTATACGCGATTGTATTAAGTGGTAGGCTTCTTCCACTTTTTCCGGCATAGTCAATAAAGATATGCGCACTTGCGCTTCGATCTATCCCGGTCGCGAAATAATCACACTCGTTTTTAGCGGTGTCTTTGGATCCCGATGTATAATGGATAACAATACCCTTTATACTTTTCTTCGTCCGTTTACCGCCATAGACAGAATGTTTAACACCTGATTTATAATAGAAGTGTTTACATTTTCTTGCATAATCAAATATCAGTTTTTTCATATTAAACCCCGTCCTCTAATTCTTCCGCCCGATCCGTTTCAACTTTTATAGCGGTGGCTTTATCAACAATTTCCTTATTCTCAACTTCCGGCAACCCGGCTAATGAAGTCAAGATTGACAATACACCCGCAACAAAAGACGCGGAAGCAACATAGCCCCATGCGACGTCAGAAATAACATACCCACAGCCAATCGTGGCTATGGCGGTCTGTGCCATTGTTTTAATAGCGCGGATCCCGCTTGCCTTTAACCATTCATTCATTTTGTAGCCCCCTTTGGTTTGTTAGGTAAAGCCTTAACCTTATCCATAAGCATTTCTGCCGTGCCATTTCCGCCCATTTCCTTGTAGGGCTCATAAAGGTATTTTTCTATGTCCTCAATTTCTTCGGTATCAGCGTAGCCCCGTTCAATGCAACATTTACAACTCATTTTTACCCCAAGAAAAGCAACCGCTAAAAGCATTTTTCGCTCCAATGACTTTTTAGCGGATCTGTTTTGAAGAAAAAGCCAAAAGCCTGTGCTACTGAATATTCCAACTAAAATGGTAATAATACCAGTTATCCAATAGTTCATATACAAAACCCCTTAATGTTTCACGTGAAACATTTTTTATTCTACTATTATAGTATAGCATATTGACAAGGCATTGTCAAGTGTGTTATACTGATACAGAAAAGGGGGGCTTTTCTATGTTCTATGACGGATCTAAACTTCTATCATTAAAGGATATTAACAAACAACAGCCGGAAATCTTTATAAGCACGTCTAACAGATCCGCCGGAAAAACAACTTACTTTGGCAAAAAGTTAGTGACAGATTTTCTTAAGCACGGCAAAAAATTTATCTTACTTTATCGTTATGCGTATGAAATAACAGGCGTCGCGGATAAATTTTTTTCCGATATTCGCGGTCTGTTTTTCCCTAACTTCATCATGACAGCAGAAGCAAGGGAAAAAGATACGTTTACGGAATTATTTATAGAAGAAATAGGAAAAGAAGATAGTAAACGCCCCTGTGGCTATGCAATCGCGCTTAATAAGGCGGATAATATAAAGAAGTGTTCGCATTTATTATCTGACGCTTCTATCATTCTTTTCGACGAATTTCAAACGGAGAGCGGGTTATATGCGTCAAATGAAGTTCAAAAATTGCAATCGATACACACATCACTTGCCCGTGGATCCGGGAAGCAAGTTAAATATCTGCCAATTATCATGATTAGTAATTTTGTATCATTGCTAAACCCTTATTATACCGCGCTTCATATATCCGAGCGCCTACAGGCAGATACGAATTATCTGCGTGGTGTCGGTTGGGTGTTAGAACAAGGTTTTAACGATAGCGCGTCACAGGCGCAAAAAGAAAGCGCATTTAATCGAGCGTTCGGCGACACTTCCTATAATAAATTCTCCGCTGAAAAATTTTACTTAAATGACAATAAATCATTTGTAAAGAAAATGACCGGGCGGAATTCTTATATAATGACGTTAAAATATGATAATGAATTTTTCGGGTTACGTCTGTACCCGGATAGCAACATTTTATATCTGTCAGCGTCAGCCGATATGACAAGCCCTAAAAAATACGCTTGCCGGTTGGAAGATATGGACGAAGAAACAACACTTGTTTCAACTATACCTTTATATGTTCAGCGTCTACGGGGCGCCTTTAATGGCGGACAGTTTAGGTTTCAAAATCTTACCTGTAAAAGCGCCTTATTCGCTGTTATATCTTATTAAGGTAACAACCCTTGATTGTGTATGCGTATGAACGTAAGATAGGCACGAGTGGAAGATCTCGCTTACGTCATAATCGGGAAGCCCCCCGACGTATAACATAGCAAGGGAAGTTATATAGAATAATTGCGGGATCTACGGATCCCGTAATTATTTTTCTAATTTGGCAAAACTGACACAATTTTGACACAAGGTAGCGTTAATATATACACGTAAACAAAACAGAGGGGCGCAAAAAGGCGCCGGAAAGGTAAAAGGTGGTAAGTATGGATAACGAATTTTTACTAACGGACAGATTACAAAAGATTAAACAAGTTATTAATGAGTACGGAGAAGATAATTTTTACTTATCGTTTTCAGGCGGTAAAGATAGCACTGTGATGTCCGCCTTGATTGATCAAGCAATCCCAAATAGAATTCCAAGAGTGTATGCTGATACTGGTATCGATTATAATTTAATACATGACTTTGTGAGGGAATGCCAGAAAAATGATGATAGAGTGGTTATCATTAAGCCAACTGTCCCAATTAAAAAAATGCTTGAAAAAGAGGGTTATCCTTTTAAGAGCAAGGCACATTCTTCATTTGTTGATCGTTATCAAAAAATAGGTAAATCACTATCTGTTGCACAGTATTTAGGCGAAAGGACAGATAAGGAACCCTGGTCATCATTCAAGTCATGTCCTAAAATATTAAAATATCAATTTTCCGAAGATTTTAATCTTAAAATTAGTGACAAGTGCTGTATTAGATTAAAAGAAGATCCCATTAAAAAATGGGCAATTGAAAACAATAAAAAATACGGAATTGTTGGCATAATGGCAAGTGAACAGGGAAGGCGATCAAATGCTAAATGTTTAGCGTTCAGAGCGGGAAAATTGAAAAATTTTCAGCCATTGGCACCATTAACAAAAGAGTGGGAAGATTGGTATATTAAAAAGCAAAATATTAAAATATGTAGCATATATAAAGAGCCTTATAATTTTGATCGCACTGGTTGCAAAGGTTGCCCCTTTGCTATAAACCTACAAAATGAGTTAGATATTTTATCCAAATATTTCCCAAATGAGCGAAAGCAATGCGAGGCTATATGGAAGCCAATTTATGAAGAATATAGGCGATTAGGTTATAGGTTACATAATTAAATTACGAAAGGTGGTAAAAATGGGATTGAAAGTATATATGTTTCAGTTTTCAATCGGTGTGAAAGAACGCCCGTGGGAGAGGATCACGACACTTCGTTATACCATACAGGCTTACACCGATCAGGAAGCATATGCGTCTGCACTAACTTCCATTTGGAATACGATTAACGTTAACACAGAAACGTTGCAAGGCGTCGAAATAATCGACGTAGAATAGGAGAGTGCCTAATGCTGAAAACATGGATAGTAACATTGTATAACACGCCGAATAAGCAGATACTGAAAGAAGTGGTAGCCGGATCCAAACAGGACGCTGAATTAAGAGCGCTAATTCTTACCTGTATTTACCCGGACAGCGCTTACACCATTATATAGGGGGTTAAAATATGAATAATCGAGAGAAATTGCTGAAAAGCCTTGAAAAAATACCTACATACCGCTATCATTTAGTGAATGACCGGGAGAACGTAGTAGGAAAAACTAATTCTTTTTGGACGGCTGTCGCACAGGCGCACACCATGAAATGTTTGGTGTATGATTCGCTTCGTGATTTTTGGGTTTACGACGGAGAAAAAGACAGATTACGCTTATAAGTTACTACTTTTACCTTTTGCCGAAACGGGCGCCCCGGCGCCCGTCACGGACAGGGTGGCACCCGTCCGTCTGATGAGGCAAGCCAAAACAAAATTTTTTAAGCGCCACAGGCGCGGAAAGGAGTGTAGAAAAATGGCTTTTTCTATCACAAAATTCAACAAGGGCGGAGTAAAATTTAACTATTCTCTGCCGGTGAACGCAACCTTTAAGAAGTGTGCAGAATTGGGAGACGGCTTCACGGGAATTGTTAAGGGCGTCGGGATCTCAACGAAAGGCAAATACGGAGATTCTCCATTTATCCTCGGAGACGGCTTCGGTGTGTGGCTTCCGTCTCACATGGTTGACACGATCCATGATATTATGGCAGATTCGGAAGCCGTGGACGCGATCAATAACGGGGACGTGTGCTTTAACGTTTATACCTACGATCTTGAGGGAAAAACGCTTTTCTCCGTTAACTTCGTAGATTCTAACCCCGTTCAGTAAGCGGAACTAAAACAGGGCGGGAGAGATCCCGCCTTATTTTTTCAAAGGAGTGTAAAGCATGGGAAATTTAATCTATATTAATGTAAAATCTTTTTTGTATGAAGATAAAGTTTATACATGGAATAATGTCAGCAGATTATTTATGACGTTAGAATATTGGGATAAAGTGCACCTTGAGTCGTTCCGATATGAATTAAAACAAGTTCCGGCTGGCGCTACTATTTTACGATATTCTTTAGTGAGAGGGGGCTCGTTATAATATGGATCCACAGGAAATGGAAAAGGCTTTAACACTTCTGCGCGATTTATGCAAGAAGAATGACACCTGTAATACGTGTCCGTTAGATGTTACCTGTATGATGACACTTCCACATAATTGGAATGTACCTAAAATTATTAGTGAATTAAAAGAGGGGGGTGTATTATGAGTACTGTGTCTATGATCATTTATAAGGCTTTAGACGATATGAAGAAAACGTGTCAGACGCAAGAAAAGTGTTCGAATTGCGTTTACCTTGAGGGGTGCCACCAGGGCGGTGTTCCGTCCCCGTTCCCGTCGTCGTGGGAAGTTGATACGCTTACGGATCTTATTATTTCAAAAGCGTTCAAGGGGGGTTAATTATGGAGCATATTACGTCTAAAAAAGCCTATGAAAATTTAGCCAATGCTGTGATTCTGCAAGCCATAAAAGACTATAAGAATGGCTACCAGCGTAAAGACGTATTAGCCTTTTTTCGTAGCCAATGGTATAAAGAATTGACAGACGTTCCGGCGGGTAGTATAATAAAGATATGCAAGAATAAAGACGTAAAACAATCGTTTAAGTGGTAAGGGGGATCTATGGCACGTAAATCTGCAAACATTGCGGGAAAAAGAGCCGGCAAGGCTTTTAATAAATCATCATATACACCCGCAAAAAAGAAAGATAGAAGAAAAGCAAGAGAAAAAAGACGGGAAGAACGGGAGAAAAGGCGAGAAGAAAAGGAACAAAAACCGCCAAAACAACCGCCGAAACCGCCCGAACTTCCGCCGGATCTTCCACCCGATCTACCGCCTGAACAACCACCCGCACAAGTGGACGTGTTAATAGAAAAGATCCGGGAGAAGATTCGAGAAATAGAGGAAAAAGATATACCCGTATTCGCTAAAAAAGTATCAGAGATTCTAAATCGGGAGTTTGAGGATTTTCTTTCATCGGTTGATAAAAAATCACAAGAATTAGTTAGCGCTCTTGAAAATATACTATCCGATGATATTCTAAACGCTGAAATGTATGGATCCGGATCTGATGAAGAAGCGACGCAATGGGGACAGGAATTACACGCGCTTGCTTCTCACATTAATTCACAGGCTTTAGCAGAAGAAGCGGAAAAGATGTCAAATTTAGAAGATGTTGTAAGTGACGAAGAATGGGTTGATATACCGTACATGAATAAATGGGCTAGTAACCCATATTTATAGGAGTGTAAAAATGTATGTTAATCCCGCTGTCTATATGGCAGATTTTGAAACATCCGTAACAGGAGAGGGAAAAGCCCAAACATCTACGGAAGTTTGGGCTTCTGCATTAGTGCAAATTGATACGCCCGAACGCCCTGCAGAAGATCCCGAAGTGTATTTAGATACTTCCATAAAGGCTTTTTTCGCCCGGGTGCTTTTCCTCACAGGACAAGGGCATAGTATTGTTTATTTTCATAACTTAAAATTCGACGGATCTTTTTTAATTGATTTTCTTCTGAAGTCAGGTTATACGCCCGCGCTTACTTGTAAGAATAAGTGGAAAAAAGCCAAATACATGACACGGGGCGAATTTATACCTACTATCTCAAATATGGGGCAATGGTATACGATCGACGTTAAGGCGAAAAGCGGGGGACGGGTTACGTTTAGAGATTCTCTAAAACTACTACCTTTTTCTGTGGCTCAAATTGGAAAATCTTTCGGCACACAGCATAAAAAACTATCTATGGAATACGTCGGAAACATGAGAGCCGGCGGAACAATAACAGCAGAACAAGCCGAATATATTAAAAATGACGTTTTAGTTGTTAAAGAAGCGCTTGAAATCTTTTTTAAGGACGGATTAAATAAGTTAACAATAGGGGCTTGTTGTAAGGATCAGTATAAAAAATCTATTATGAAAGAAGATGAACAAGCCTTTTTTCCTCAAATGTCACGTTTACTATTATCGTTAGAATACGGAGAGCCAAACGCTGAAAAATATATTCGCCATTCGTACCGGGGCGGTTGGTGCTATGTAAAAACAGGCTGTGAGAATATTGTTTATGAGCATGGTTGCACGGCAGATGTAAATTCCCTGTACCCGTCCATGATGTTAGATAATATGTACCCGGTCGGTAAACCTGTATTTTGGCGTGGTAATTATATCCCGGATAAAGCCAAAAGAGAAAACAACCTTTATATTTTACGGATAAAAACACGCTTCTATCTTAAAGAAGATTATCTGCCGACAGTACAAATTAAAGGAAGTCCCTATTATAAATCGACGGAATGGCTTTCTACTTCAGATGTTAAATTTAAGGGTAAATATTATTCTTCTCTAACAGGCTGTGACGGATCTTTAGTAGATATGCGACCAGTGCTAACATTAACAAGCGTAGATTTTGAAATGTTAAAGGAACACTATACGCTGAAAGATTTTGAAATATTGGACGGGTGCTATTTTGACGCGTTAGAGGGTAGTTTGCTATTCGGATCCTATATCAATAAATGGGCA